CAAAGGCGGATTTCTTTTCAAACTCTGCATCAATACCTGGAATTAATTTAGGTTTTGCTCAACAAAATACCTACCTAAGAGATATTCCAGTTCCTGGTGATAAGTTAACATATGATGATTTTACTCTTCGATTTTTTGTAGATGAGAATCTAGAGAATTATCTTGAAGTTCACAATTGGATGAGAGGATTAGGTTTTCCAGATTCACTTGCAGAATTTTCATCACTCAAAGATGATGATAAGTATATACAAGATACAAATGGAAGATCACCATACAATGAGTATTCTGATGCAACTCTTTTAGTTTATAATAGCAACTTTAATGTTATTGCAAAAGTCAATTTTAGAGATACATTTCCTGTAGGTTTATCTGGAATCAACTTTGATGCAGCACAGGAAGATATCAAATATGTCATGGCCGAAGCGACCTTTAAGTATTCTATATATGATATAGAAGTTACTACTTAATTTATGGATATTGATGAAATTCAAACATTATGGAAAGAAGACTCACAAATAGACGACGATAACCTACACGGTGAGTCAACAAGAATTCCAACATTACATGCCAAGTATTATCAGATTTTAAACAAAATGATTCTCCTGAAAAAAATGGAGGAGACTAAATTTAAAATAGCAAAAAAAGAAAAGTGGCAGTATTACACAGGTAAAGCAGATCCAGAAATTTATATCGACAAACCATTTGATTATAAAGTCCTGAGACAGGACATAGATAAGTATATGGATGCAGATCCAGACTTAATCAAAATTTCTTCTAAGATTGAATACTATCAAGTAATGATTAATTTTCTAGATAGTATCTTGAAGACGATCAACAATCGTACCTATCAGATTAAAAATGCAATTGAGTGGCAGAAATTCATCAGAGGATATGACTGATATCATTATTAAAAAGAAAAATGAAGTCTACATCACCGTAAAAGCAGAACCAGCAATCTGTCAAGAACTATCAGATCTTTTTACATTTGATGTTCCAGGTGCAAAGTTTATGCCTCAATATCGTAATAAGTATTGGGATGGAAAGATAAGATTATTTTCTCCTGCAACTGGTGAGGTGTATGTTGGTCTTGTAGATAAGATCGCATCATGGGCGAAAAAATCAGAGTACTCCTTAGAATTTGAAGATAATGAATTCTATGGTTCACCCTTTGAAGAGAATGAAATGATCTCTCGTGAGGGTGTACGAGAGTATATGACAAAGATATCAAAGTACAAACCTAGAGATTATCAAGTAGATGCTGTATACGACGCACTAAGATATAACCGTAAACTATTAATATCACCAACTGCATCAGGTAAATCACTCATGATTTATTCTGTTGTAAGATACTTTGCAGAAAAAAATAAAAAGGTTCTTCTTGTAGTTCCTACCACATCGTTAGTTGAACAAATGTATAAGGACTTTAAAGATTATGGGTGGAATGCAAAAAGATATTGTCATCGAATATACTCAGGTAGAGAAAAAACAAATGAGAATCCTGTTACAATTACAACGTGGCAATCAATATACAAATTAAAAAAACCTTTCTTTCAGGACTTTGAAGTTGCGATTGGTGATGAGGCACATCTTTTTAAGTCTAAGTCTCTTGTAAGCATCATGACAAAGATGAATGATGCCAAGTATCGTTATGGGTTCACAGGTACATTAGATGGATCACAGACTCATAAATGGGTCTTAGAGGGATTGTTTGGTCCATCATACAAAGTTACTCAAACAAAAGAATTAATTGATAAAGGTCATCTTTCTAAATTACAGATTCGAGTATTAATATTAAAACACAATGATCAAAAGTTTGAAACCTATGAGGATGAATTGCAGTATATTATAGGTCATCCAAAAAGAAATAGATTCATAAGAAACCTTGCAATTGATCTTAAAGGTAATACTCTTGTTCTCTTTAGTCGGGTTGCTACACATGGAGAGATATTATTCGATTCTATAAATAATTCCGTACACAATGGTCGAAAGGTATTTTATGTTCATGGTGGAGTTGAAGCACAAGAAAGAGAAAAAGTCAGAACAATCACAGAGAATGAGTCAAACGCAATCATCGTAGCATCTTATGGAACCTTCTCCACAGGAATTAATATTAAAAATCTACATAACGTCATTTTTGCTTCTCCCTCTAAGTCTCGAATACGAAATTTACAATCTATTGGCAGAGTCTTAAGAAAAGGAGATAAGAAATCAAAAGCAGTTCTATATGATATCGCAGATGACATTTCTTACAAATCTCGTAAAAACTACACACTTAATCATCTAGTTGAAAGAATTAAAATTTACAATGAAGAAAAATTTAATTATGAAATTATACAAATCAATTTAAGGAACAATGGATAAAGAAGAATTTTACGCAGTATTAAAATTAGTTTCGGGAGAGGAGATCTTCGCTAAAGTCTGTCCATGTGAAGAGGAAGATAAAACGATACTGATGTTAGATTGTCCTGTCATCTTTGAAAATATAACAATCCGTCAAATTGGTGTAAGTGCCGTGAGAATCAACCCGTGGTTGAAAATTACGGACGACCCCACAGTGGTTATGAATATGGACAAAGTTATTACAATGACTGAAGTACATGACAAACACTTAATTAAAGTGTATAATAAGTATCTAAAGGAAAAAGATAGAATCACAAACAGAACTGATATCAATCAGAACATGGGATTCTTATCATCTGTATCTGATGCTAGAGTATTCTTAGAGAAACTGTATAAAGCTAGCTAATTAACCTTTGAACCCTTACAGAGTTATTATACACCATATTCAATAAGTTGTCAAGTACCTAAAAAAATGGTATAATAGATACATAGTAAAAAGAGGGAACTAATGAAATGGCCAGAGGAAAACGTAAGTCTGAACACTATGTTAACAATAAACAATTTCTTGAAGCATTAATCAACTATCGTGCTCAGTGTCAGAGGGCGGAGGATGCAGGAGAACCAAGACCTGTGATACCTCGTTACATTGGAGAGTGTTTTCTTAAAATAGCAAATCATTTATCTTACAAACCAAATTTTGTAAACTATATGTTTCGAGAAGATATGATTTCTGATGGTATTGAAAACTGTGTTCAGTACATTAAGAATTTTAATCCAGAAAAATCCTCTAATCCTTTTGCTTATTTCACTCAAATAATTCATTATGCTTTTCTTCGTCGAATACAAAAAGAAAAACGACAAATGGACATAAGAGGTAAACTTATAGAAAGATCTGGTTTTGAAGAAGTAATGTCTGGTGATGGAGATCTTTATAGTTCTTCTGATTATAATTCAATCAAGGAAAATATACAAACTAAACTTTATTCATGAAATCATTATTTAAAATATTTTATACGAAATGGTTTCGTTCTGCACCAGTTATCGCAACTATCTGGTTAACTATTACATCTGTTATTCTTATCATGTTCAATTATTATTTTCCTGATTTATTATTTCACCCCATGACATGAAGATTGCTTTATTAACCGATACTCATTTCGGTGCTAGAAAAGCAAACAAAGTATTTCATGATTATTTTGAAAAGTTTTACGATGATATATTCTTTCCTACAATCAAAGAAAGAAAAATTAAAAATATAATTCATCTAGGAGACTCATTCGATAATCGTAAAAATGTTGATTTCTGGGCACTTGATTGGGCAAAGAAAGTTGTATATGATAAACTTGAGGAATATAAAACTCAGGTCTATACCATTGTGGGCAATCATGATGTGTATTATAAAAATACAAATGATGTAAATGCTGTTGATGCATTACTTTCCTCTTATAAAAATATAATATATTATTCTTCTCCAACTGAAGTTAATATTGATGGATTTGAAACTCTTCTATTACCTTGGATATGTCAAGATAATTATGAAGAATCAATTCAAGCAATCAAAAATTCTAAATCTAAGATAACATTTGGACATTTAGAATTAAATGGATTTGCATTATTTCCTGGGGTAATTCAAACAAATGCTCATATGGGATTAAATCCATCATACTTTCAACATTTTGATGTGGTTTTTTCTGGCCATTACCATACTAGATCAAACGATGGGAAGATATTTTATCTTGGTAATCCTTATCAAATGTATTGGAATGATGCAGATGATCCAAGAGGATTTCATATCTTTGATACCGAAACATTCAAATTAGAATTTATTCAGAATCCTTATAATATGTTTGAGAAAGTATATTATGATGATACCGATGCTAAACTATTTGATGCACGATATTTGAAAGATAAGATTGTTAAAATCATTGTTCGCAATAAATCAAATCAATTTGAGTTTGATAAGTTCGTTGATAAAATTAATAAATCAGGATGTGTTGATCTTAAAATTGTCGAAAACTTTGCAATAGATGATGAAGATGTAGAGTTTACCCAAGAAGAATGTGAGAACACTGTAACATTGTTGAATAAATATATTGACGATTCTGATTTTGATCTTGACAAAAGTATTGTTAAAGAGATCATGCAGGAAGTCTATCGAGAAGCATGTGAGT